CGGGGGTATCAGAGGCATTTGCCAACCAGGACTTACCTGCAGCATAATCGTACCCGTACGAGCCGTCTGGCAGCTTTATGTAGAACTCGTGGACATCACAAACTAGCTGTAAAAGGTTGCCTTTGTAGTGGCAAGAAAAGCAGATGTGAGCACCTGTTTCAAGGTTGATCCACCAGGAAGGATTGCCATCTGGACGACCTGTCATACGCTCGTGCATAGGGCACAAAGCGTTAGCCTCTACGTTACGAGTAGTGTAGTCAATGTTTAAAGCAAGTAAGGTTTCTTCTACGTCAAACATTAAACAGCGCTCCAAGGGGTGCAGTAGTCGCAGTTGTCAGCCTTTGATTCATCGTGGAAGCAACCAGTGTCCCAGTCCCAAGTAATGGTCTCGTCAGACGGTCCGCAGTTACGTGCTTGTACAACCTTAAGAGTGCGGCGTTTGTCATCGTTGTCAACTTGTTCTAGACCTAGAATAACGTCAGAGTCTTGGAAGAATGAGGAGGAATACCCGATAGAGTCAGCAGAGACTTTTCCGCCTTTCATCTTCCAAAGCAATGTCTGAGTAGTAATAACTACTGGAATGTTAAGAACCTGGGCAACACGTTTTAGACCACGAGTAATGTTGGTCAATGCCTGTGGCGTGTTTGCATCACCAGTTACTTGGTCAAGCATAAGATACACACCGTCAACAAATAGGATGTCTGGCTTTAACTGCTCAGCTTTAGCAACTAGAGAGTCAATAGTCAATCCGTTAACTGCGTCTACTAGATGGAAAGGATGAGAGGTCTTCATTTCTTCTAGCATATCAATATAGCGCTCTTCTTCTTGGCTGTTTAGTTTTCCAAGACGTAAATTCTTAGCAGACAGGTGTGCGCGCATAGCATCGTGACGCTGTGACTGCTCGTGGTTGTTCATCTCAAAAGACTGGAACATAGGAACTTTGCCAGACTTGTGCACATTAACTGCCATCTGTAAAGCAATCTGTGACTTACCGGTCTTAGGCGGAGCAATAACTGTAATTAGCTGCCCGCCCTGTAGACCAGCTGTTGCTTCGTCAATCTTTCCAAACCCAGTTGGTATGCCAAGCAGAACAGAGTTCTGTAGGTTCTCGTACTCTAGGAAACGAGCAGTAGGATCTTTTGTAAGATCTACGTGGGTAGTTCCTACGTTACCCTGTTCGTTAACAAGAGTAATTGTCTTGCTCATCTCATTTAGAGCACCTTCGTGATCGTTTACGACCATCTTGGCAAGAGAGTCCTCAATACCGTTCTTAGTCAAAGTACGACGACGGAAAGCAACCATCTGGTCAATCAGATAGTCAATGCTGTCTTGTACATCTAATGCTTTGAACGCTGGAAAGTTATCTTGTACAGTTGTAGCTGTAGGGACTTCACGATATTTTACATAGTGCTCACGTACAAACTTCCAGATACGACGAAGGTCATCATCAACAATCCAATCGTCTTTGATACCGATTTCAATTACTGGTATGATGTTGCGGTCGCGTATGACCTTACTTACTAAGCGATATTCGTTATCGTATGCCATTTCTTATTCCTTCTTAGAGATTAGATAATTCTACACCATAAGAGCCGTACCTTGCAACACGACCCGGCAGGTCAATAATTCCTTTTAAACTAGTCCTATATGGAAGTAAAGAAACCATTTGTTCTACATTTGCGTACACTTCTGCATAGTTAAACGGGTTAGAAACTTTACGTTCCAGTGTTTCCATTACTTTTTCAAGGTCTTCTACTGTCCAACCTTGGTCTTCATAACCAGCTAGCTCTATTGAAAGACCGTACTTATTTCCAAGAGTCCATAGATGGGCTACTTCTTTTAGGTTAATATCTACACTTGATTTTGTAGATTTCTTTTTAAATAGACCAGATCCTGAAGTCACCTCTTCTTGTTTTAAAGTAGCAACTACGTCAACAAGAACTACAATTTTTGGAGGTGTGTCATTGCTGATGTCTCCACCCTTCATTCAAGTACCTCTATCTTTGCGTGATGTATTAGAAAGCTACGGAACATCTCTGTGTTGTACATAGCAGCTACTACATTTTCATCATCTGTGTCTTCGGCTAGTTTAACTGTGTAAGTGCCTGTCTGTCCAATACGATCTTTGACAAACTTGACGTGTTTGCAACGAGCAAGAACTGCAAAATCCCTACAAGTGCAACGGAGTTTTTTTGTAGAAGCATCATCTGACTGAACTTCACACACACCGCTAGAAGAAATAAAAAATTGAATTGTCCTCCACTCAATGTCCATTAGCCGTTCTTCCTTAAGTCTTTTGCACCTAGCTGGATGCGAACAAACGCTTCATAAGCAAATGACCCCATTGCTTCACCGTATTGAGCTGCCCACTTTTCACGGAGTACATTTGTTGTAACAATTGTAGGCAAGCCCTTGTCATAGCGTGAGCGCAAAACTTCGTCAAATGTAGCGTCGTTATATTTGCTACCGTACTCTTTGCCTAGATCGTCAAGAACAAGAACACGTACGTTTAGGTTGTCATCTTTAGCACGACCGTGAAAGCCTTCCATCTCTTCGTATAGTTCACGCCTAGTGTCAGAGTCAGCTTCCATAATCGCTTTTTTGCGAACAACAAACTCAGGGAAGGTTAGGTAATAGATAGACCTAAAGTTACGGCTGACTGTTTGGTTACCTGTTCCAAAGATCCTAGAAACTTCTTGAGGGTCTTCTGGTAACCTACGGATTAACTCCATAAGAGTAACTACAGCGTGAGTGGTCTTTCCTAGACCAGGACCGCCATCAAATAGCAGACCCACTCCAGTAACACCGATGCCACCGAGTTGCTTAATAACTTTACCTTTAAGAACATTTTCAATCCAATCTTCAATTTCTTGTGGAAAAGACCCTGACATTTCTGCGATGTCTGCTGGCTCCATACCAATAAACCTACGTGGAATGTTAGACCCTAGTGCAATAACGTGGCGTTTGTCGCCACCGATTTTAGATACGTCGTAACTCAATTTGCTGCCTTCCTTTTTTCGTGCTCCTTCAATGCTAACCTACCTGGCATCGAATTGTCAAACCTACGACCATCAGAAGAGTAAACGTATTTGTTGACTGGCTCAATAACCGGAATGTCTTCTGGCTGATCTTCTACCCCAAGATCAGAGGCTACTGCCTGAATGTTGTTGGTAATGTAAGTTAGGAACTTAGCGTGAGCATAAGCCGGTGCTTGCTTTAGCGAGTTGATGTTGCGAGAATCAGCAAAATATTTTTCCAAAAGCTCGTACTCAAGGACAGCGGTTACGCCAAACTGCTTGCGGTTTTTAGCTAGTGCGCCCCACAGGCTACGGGTATTAACAACCCCAGGTATGCCAGGCAAGGCTTGGTAAACCCTGTAGGAAAACTCTGTAGCCACGTCTGCTGGAGTCCAGTCTTCGATAGGGCGGCTATGCCTGGTTTTAGGTTCACGCTTAGACGCCTTCTTGGTCTGCACAGTTTTTTCTTCAATCAATCCCACACCTGCGAGATCATCATCGTCATCTTTCCAACGATTAACCACTTTTTTCTCTCCTTCCATTAGATACGTAGTATCTAATGCTTTATCTATCTTAATAACTAAAGCTTTATTAGTAATTGATGTAACATCGGCGTTACTGTGGCTTTGCGACGCGGAAGTGACTGTAACATTAGTGTTACTAAGCAGTTGGTATACATTACGATGGTTAAAACCATCAAGGCGCTTTAAGCGCTTAACTTTGATGTAGTTTTCTTGGATCAAAGTTTTGACTGAGCGTGATATCTGCATACGGCTATAGCCGGTAACTTCTTCTAAGATGCTCATTGTAGGGTCAGCGACCCCTTTGCTGTCTGCAAAGTATTCTAGGGTTAATAGTATTTTAAGTTCCGAAGGTCCTAAAGACAGACGATGGAATTGCTCTTCCTTGTTCATTATGCTCCATGTTTTAGCGACGTACAGGTATCACCTGATTTGTTACTGGGCGGTTTACAAAGAATACCACAACGAGGGCTATGCATGACGATGCTAACCCATAAATTATTATTGGTAATCCAAATAGACCTAGAACATATAAGCTTAGCACACTAAGTGGAAAAGGCAAAATCGCTTTTAAAATCCAAGACGAAATAAACCGATCTGTAAGTGCCGTAATTAACTCAACAAGATAAGCTACTGCCATTCCTGAAATAAGTATATAAATTAAAGTATCCATAAATAATAGTATAGCACTATGCAAACACTGTAGTGTTTCTAGACCCGCCACCGCCGCCACTACTAGTGTATGGGGCAGTGGAGTCTGTACTAGTTGCTGAAGGAACTCCAATAGCTTCAATTCCTGTAAGGCTCCGAAGCATCCAAACAGTGTTTATAGGAATCCAATCATCAAGATGAACTGATAGTTCAGAAAGTTTTTGTTCTTTATTTATGTATAAGTATGAGCTAGACGCATCCGCAGCTCCTGTCCATCTTGCCCCTTGAGTATAGAATCCACCATCAAAATAATCTGATGGAGACTGCCCTTCTTCTAGTTGGGCATCGTCTACTCTAAAAGTAGCGGCAGCAGAAGTGCGAGTTCCGTAGATATATGGGGTTAGTCCAGTGGCAGTAGAAGTTACATAAAGAGTAGTTGAAAACCGTTTCCAATCTGTAGTTACAGCCATAACAGTAGGTGTGCTTGTGTTTACTCCATCTGTCAATGCAAGATTTAAAGTATACTCTGCATCACCTTTAATGTATATAGAAAAAGTATAGTAAGTATTGTTAATTGTAATAGGAGTAGGAACTGCAGTTTTTAAATCTGGATTAGAAGAGTCTGTAGTAGAGGCGCTAGTAATCACCTTACCCATTTTACTGGTACTTGTATAAGGTATTCCTGTAAGAGTTGTATACTCTGCTTGAGTCCATCCACCTGGATTGCCAGGAGCAGACCATCCAGAAGAAGAAGCGTTAAAAGTAGGATCAATTAAATAGTTATACTTATTAGGATTTACGTAGATATCCACGCTTCTAGCCTCAATAAAGTTACTAACTGCTCCGGCATTAAATTGAATAGAATCAAGGTAGTATGTCCCTCCATTAGTAGCGCTAGTCTGCTTAAATCCAAGCAAAGCATACTGAGCAACACCTTCTTTAACTCCTCCAGTAGTAGCTTTAAACACAGTAAAGTCTGTAATTTTTTTATCGTAACTAAAGGTTATAGTAGCCCCACTTAAAGCAACAGTAGGAATAGCGCTTACTGTAAATGTACTAGCACCCGTAATCCCTGTTACTGTTGTAGTACCGTTTAAAGTTCCAGTTCCAGAAGAAATAGCTATTGTTTGACCAATTGTTACGCCGTTTAAAGTACCGCTAGTAATCGTAAATATATTTCCTGAGCTACTTACAGTAGATAACGTAACAGGGGCTATTCCAAATGGTATTGTTATACTTGTAGAAGTAAACGCAGAAATAGTGTACCCCCCAACAAAAGGAAGAGCAAAACTTTCTAACCAAATTTTATTTGTACCTGCTGTTGTATTAAAGCCATGACCAACAGGTAAAGTTATTACCGTAGAAGAAGACCCTAAAGTGTAGTCTGTGGCTGTTACGTAATACCCAGAAGAAGTAACAGAGTAGCTATACTTAGCCCAAGAAGATGAAGTAGATATTGCTGTAGCAGTATCTGTACCAGTTTGGTTACCATATTTATCCCCCCACACTATGTACGGCTGAAGAGAAGGGTTATAAGATCCGCCTTTACAATAAAAACTAAAAGTATATTGAGTACCCGGACTAATAGAAATTCCATATTTAGGAAAATCATAAACAGAAGTAGTTTGAGCTGTAGGACCCAGTCTGTAGTTTATACCAGAAGTAGCGTTAGTAGTAACTTTTAGTCTATAAGGTGATTTTATAGAGTAATCTTCAGCTGTTGGAATGTCTAAAAATAATGCTCTTACAGTAGCATTTACTAGTGTAGTTGTGGGCGCAAGGCTAACTACAAATTGGTTAGTATCAGTAATACTAGAAATAGTAGTAGCAGTAGTAGAGGAAAAAGCACCTGTACCGCTAGCAATAAATAATGTTTGACCAGCAACTAACCCAGTTGTACTATCCGCTCTAAGTGTAGTTCCTGATCCATACACACCTGTTAAAGTAACGTTACCACCTTCTACAGCAAGAGTAGAATAGCTTACGTTCTTCCAGTTACCAATCCCACCTTTATGAAAGCTGCTATCTTGTGCTGTAAGTAAAAGGTTAGTTAACCCTATAGGATTAGAGGGCTGCGTACTATCGCTTACAGATGTATTGTAACCTGTAAAAGTCTCTACAAAATTAGCCAAAGTACTTGCAGTTCCTTTTGTAAGTTTTAAACTTTCTATTTTTCCTATTAAAGCTTTTTTATAAAAAGTAGGCGATGTTGAAGTTACCCTTATTCCTAAATCATTAAAAGCATTTAAAACCATATTATTTGACATGTACTTGCCAGGCAATGAACGTATAGTAAGATCTGCATAAGTAAGAATCTCATCATAAGTTAATGAAATTCCTTTAAAAAATTTGTAAATATCAGATGAAGCGTCTATTTCATCAAAAGCAGTATTTGATGTTGAAGTTAAAAATCTAGGAAGAGATTCCATAATTTTAGTATGATTAGATTTTAAAAGGTCTCCATCAGTATTATAAGACCCATGATCTTTGGGCAAAAGAACTGTGCAAGTTCCTGCCAAAACCCATGTGTTAGTAACAAGAAGCCATACACTATAGTACGCATACTGACCAGAAACTAAAGATATAGAACTTAAACTAGAAGTAACCCCATCAGTAAAACCTTCTATTGGTTCTAACCCTGTATTAGCTGAGTTATTAAATTCATAAAGTATTTGACCATCTTCCTGAGTTTCAGAATACGCATACTGATTACGAACTAATCGTAAAACCTTGTATGGTTCAGTATACGCGTAAATAGTAGCTCCACTTAAAGATACGCTAGGAGGCTGACTTACTGTAAATGTTGTTGAACTAGTAATTGAGGTAACAATAGTTCCAAAAACAAAAGTACCCGTACCGCTAGTTACTTCCACTCTTTGGTTTACTAGAAGGTCTGTTGTACTAGACACGGTTATTGTAGTTGCAGACCCTGATGCACTAGTTAAAGTGACTGTTTTTTCAGGATAAGTAGAAGGAGTACTCCACTCAACCTGAATAGTTGAGTTAGACAGCGCTAATCCAGTCATTGGTAACACAGAATTTTTGTATTTAGATACAGATGCCATTGTTAGTCCTTAAAGGGTATAGAAAAGGTACAGTTAAATTTTTAAATAATTATGGGGTTAATTGAATAGCTACCCAATGCACAGTTCTTGCTACAGCTGTAACAAAGTTATTATAAGGAGAAACTGTTCCGCTTGATGACCAAACTTGTCCAGTAAACCCAGTATTAGTAACGCTATTTAATACAAATATTTCTGGTTTATCATTAGTAGAAAGTACTGAAGCAGTGACTATAGGAGTAGTGCCAGAAGAAAATGGTATATCAAAAGTAACTGTTACCAATCCACCCGTTGTAGTTCCTGCTTGCATGTTATAAGGAGCAGCCTTAAATGAGCCGGTCCAAACAGGATACGAGGGATCTCCTCCTTCAAAAGAAACCCATACCCCATCGCCAATTTGAGGAATGGTTCTAGCTACACCAGGTTGCTGAACCGACCATGCCCAATCGGTTACTTGATCAAACAAGATTTGTGGAACTTTTACTTTCAATCTTACTTGATTTAAAGGATCATTATTGTCTACAACAGTGCCCCTGTATATGCCGTAAAACCTACGATTACCATAATCATCATGGATCATTTACTACGACCTTATTACAACTATGTCGTAGTTTGTTCTAATATTGCTATTAGTATTTGTAACTACTAATGAGAAATAGTTATAACCAACATTAACAGATTTAAGAGCAGATACCGTACCTGTTGCAACAGTTCCACCAGCAAATGTAATGGTACTTACACCATCATTACAAACAGGTAGTGCTAGAACGCTATAGGCTCCACTGGTGGCAAATAGATAACTGCGTACTGCAGAATCAAAAGGCTCAGTAACAGGAGTTGCTGTGGCTACCTGACGAACAGCAGCAGCAGTTAACGTGCCAGTTGCTCCAAGATCAACAGTAGTAGTTAGCTTTAATGTCGTTGTGGCAGAACCTGAAGCAACCGTCCAGGTAGCATTGTACGCATTGTTTCCAAATCCAGTAAGCCTAACAATTTGACCTGTGGATAAACCATGATTAGTAGCAGTTGTAAGTGTAGTTACGCCACCTGAACCAGAAGCAAAACTGTAGCTAGTAGAAGTTATATTAGTAGTGTGGTATAAGAGCCATAGTCCTTCAAGAACACTCTGACTAAAGCTAGTAGCCACTGTTCCTGAAATTTTATTAGAAGTAAACACAAATATTTCTCCAGGAGTACCAACTAAATTAGTTTTATTAGTACCAGAATTTCTATCAAGAATAGTAACGCTAGCAGAAGCAACGCCTTCTACAGAAACGATTGTTTTTACAATAGCATCATAATATATAGAGTCTGATATTTTAGAATTATTATAAGAATAAGTTTCTAGTAATTGGGTTTTAATTCTAGTTGAAACTTCAGACTCTGTATATCCATCTACTAAAATATACGAATAGGCTAAATTTACGGGAGTATAATACACTTCAGTTACAGTTGTAGTAACACCTATTTGAGTAAATCCAACTAATGACTTTTCTACATCAGATTTAAGAGTAGTCATCTCATTTGTTATTGATGTATTTAAAAGATCATACCCAGGGTATATATCAGATCCTACAAAAGAGTAGTCACTAGGTAAAGTAGAGAGCCTTCTAGGAGCTACATAAAGTGTCACAGAAGAATATGAAGATGAAGAGTACGCTTTTACTTTACCAATATTTGAAGTTCTTAGTGCAATGCTTTCATAGTCCTGTAAAGTAACTGCTCTTAAAGAAGTCTTAGCAACAGCCGAAGCAGCGTATCTAATAGAATCATTGCTTTCAGGATCAGCTCCGCCTAAAGAATCAAATGAATTAGTTAAACTTATGTAAGGGGTGTAGTCAGAAACAGTTCCACTAGGAATGTATTGAATAGGGCTACCTGTAGAAAGAATTGTTCCTGCTGCCATATTTCCATAAATACCGTCTCCAACACTATAAGCCGCCCATAAAGTACTAGACGATGAAGGAATTAATCCAGATACACCATCGCCAAAAAAGATATTAATATAGTTGTTTTCATCAATAAATGTTGTGTAGACTTTATCTGATTTTCCATACAGCGTTAAATCTGATACTTTAGTCCATTTTACATAAGTTGACCCTGATTTTATATACACACGTAAAGAAGAGTCAATTACATTATTGTCAGCCAGTTTATAGGTTTGATCAAGTTGTCCTGATGTAGCAGACACTAGTATAGGGTAATAAGAAATGCCATCTACTGTTTCAGCTAAAGTTAACCCAGCACCTGCATTACCAATCGGCATTCCTTCTGTTGCAGCAACTGAATAGGTACTATACCCAGCAGTTGCATCTCCAAGAGCAGTGCTTGCAGGAATAGTCACTGCTTCATCTGTAGTAAATTTTACTCTCTTTATTCCTCCATTTACGGAAAGATCTACATAGACTACTGTTTGTGCTGGAAGAGTTAGGCTGCTTGTTTTTGAATTTCCAAAAACCAAAGTAGTTGTAGCGGCTTTATAGCCTGAAACAGAATACCCTTTACTCTTAGCATATCCTAGTAAGGTTGATCGTTGGGTAGCGGTTTGTAAAAAAGATTCATTAGCAACTCTATCTATATAATAGTTTGCAATATCTCCCATGTATGCAACAGCTTCAATAATAGCAACTCCAATGTCAGCTGGGTCATTGCCCGACCAAGAAGGAAGGTTTGCTTTTACTCTAGCTATAAGGTCTGTACGTAAAGCGTAAAAATCTCTACTAGTGTAATCAATAGCAATTGGTAGATTATTAGATGCCTCTGTCATGCTGTCTCCTGAATAATTGGTAGGTTTCCTGAAATTCTTACAAATCCTATAGAGGTCTCAACTTGTTCATCATTTGGTAGAAAATAAGAAATTGAAATTGTAAGCTGTCCTGTGGTGTCTATGTCAGAAACAATTACCTCATTTAAACGTAAAGTAGGTAACCAATTAGAGAACGCTCTTGCTACGTATGCATTTACACTGCTTTTTGCAAATGTCTCAGTATTCCAAAAAACCTCAGTTAATTCATTACCAAATTGTGGAAACATGACTCTTTCTTGAAAAGAAGTACTAAGCACTGAGCGCACTTTATTTGCCCAAATATTTTTGTGGTCAACAGTGGTGGCTATTGTTCCATTTGCAGAAACTTTAAATGGAAAAGATAAGCTAGTTTCAGTAAAAGTAACTGGTAAAATCATGCTAATTTCCTCCAAGTGTAGTCGTCCACCTAGCAGGGGTTCTATTAAATCCCTGATTAGCTTCGCTTATAATAAGTTCCGACTGTTGTAATTTAGTAGTCTCTGTTTGTAATATTTGCGCATCAATCTCTAAAACATGTCCTGAATTAACAATACCAGTAACTGTAGGTTTTGCCTGTCTAAAAGAGTACTCTTGATTGGTCCCAGTACCGTCTGTTAAAAGACTTAGCTTTACTTTGTAAAATCCAGTAAGACTAAACTCATGGGTTACTTCTTTTACAACCCAATACCCATCTGTTAATTTGCCTGTATTTTCAATGTATACAATACTATAAGGTTTAAGCCTTGGATCACCTTTTGCAGTTGCATGTGCAGGTAGGTTAAACCTTGCTAAGTGAGCCGCTCCCTCAGCTGCCGTTTTAGAATCTAAATCATTATGAACTACCTGATCACTTCTAAATTCTGAAAAATAAACATCGCTAACATTAGACCGTAATTTTTCACCTAGATCTTTAGGGTTACTATCAAAGCCTGTAGTAGACCCTGTTATAGGGTCTACTCCACCCATGTGTTTAATAGATCGGTAGTTTGTAGATCCCTCAATAAGTTCGCCATTTAGTACTTTAAAATAATCTAATGTTTTACTTGGATCATCTGTAAAACCTGAAATAGTTGGGTTTGACCAATTTAAAATAGGAGCTTCTGAAACTAGCTGGTTTATTAAACTATCTATAGGTCTAAAAATTAAGTTAGTACCTTCTACGTATACCCCATACCCAATTTTATTGGCATGTTCGTTTATCCATTCCCAATAAGAATGCCCGGCTATTATTAACTGATCAAATTTTCGTGAGTGCGATTCACCAATAAAGTTCAGCCCAAATTCCTTAGCTAACTGAGACACTACATCTGTAATAGTTACATTTGTAAAAATTCTTACTGTTCCTTCTTTTAGTACAAAAGAACTTCCTATGCAGTAAACTTCTATAGGTCTTATTTTTGGCGTAGTAGGTACGTTAGAAACAAACGAAACATACCCATACCAAACTTTTGATAGGTGACCTTGAGAATAAGAAAATTTTACAGGAACACCTGTTTTTAAATTTTCAAACCAAAAAGAATTTGAACTAAAAAATTTAAGAATTAAAATATCATGATTGTTTTGTTTTTGTATTAATTTAACATCTTTTGGAATTTTTTTTATAGAAGGAATAGTAGGGAACTCAACATGATAACGTGCGCTTTTGTTAAGCTTTAAAGGAGTAGGGCTACGCATTAGGCACCCTAATTATTGTTCCAGGAGCAATGCTTTGTGGATTTAGAATTTCAGGATTTATATCCATAATTTTCCACCATAGGGTAGAAGACCCAAGAAGTTTATAAGCAACTAGATCAGCACGGTCATAATCAGTCCATACATACGCAAAGAAGGAGTGACTTGCAGAAGGAAACTTCCTATAAACAGAAATGTTAGACTGGTTTAATCTAGAATCATTTCCGTAAGAAATAAGACCAGTTGCATATCTACTATCTGTATAAATCATTTACTACTTTTCCTTTTTATATTAACGCCCATTAGGATTTACTTTACCATCCATGGTAAGTTTAGCTGAATCAATGTACCTTCCAAAGGCAAATGAAACATTTGTAAATATAGGAACCATTCTTTCATCAAATAGTACATGAGAAACGTTAATCTGATTAACAGTTCCCATATACCTTAAACTAGTTCCTAAATGAAGTTCTACTGGACCGCTCATAATAAATCCTATGTCTGCAGTTATACCATCACTTGAGTTTCTTTCATGAAAATAAGAGGGCATTCCGTGCTTTAAAACAGCCCTAAATAAAAACTCTAAATCATACATTGTTCCTTTTCTGTATATTTCTAGTTGTTCATCTTCTTCAGGTTGTCTTGGAACATACAGATTTGAATTTTTATATTTTTTAGCAATTTTACCAGTATCCTTATCATAATATTTAAAATCATGCATTCTATTAATAAGAATGTTAAAACTTATAGTAGAGTTAACATTCTGCCCACCTAGCGCATTAAACGGGTCATTACCGCTTGCTAGATAATCTATGCTTACTCCAAGTTGACCTTGATAAACCATATCTATAGACGCTGGATTGTATAAAAATTGAAAAGCGTAAACATTATTCATAAGCTGTGTAAGCGATATATTGCCACCTGGAAGATCTCCTGAATCCCCCTTTGAAGCAATTGCTTCTTGGTACGTTTTTTCTAACCAAGGTTGAATCATGCCTTTATTTGAAGTTCCATTTATCCATAATTGAGAAGCATTAGTTACTGCACTAGGTGAATTACTGTTACTATAAGCAGTTAATTCTTTTAAAAAGTTTGACTTAGTTGATAAGTAAGATTCTTTAACACTTCCTACATTATATTTAAAATTAGCAACTGCATTTGTGTTCAGTGTTCCATCAGAGTTTTGAACAAGATTAATCTTTGGCGCTTTTGGATCATTAATAATAGCATTGTTTTGTGCCAGCAGCCTTCTTTTACCTGATAATGTTTTATTTCTATTGAGAATTCTTTGCTGAGCCAGCCAGCTTAGTTCAAAACCAGGCTCTCTTAAATCTGTTATAGGAAAGTTTACTTTATCCCCAGTTGCTCTATTATATGGAGATGTCCCCATAGTTTGTGAATTTGCAGGATTTAATCCTTGTCCATATTTTGGTAACCATTTTTGTATATATACAGTTGTGGGTGTTTGCCCTATATTACTAAAGACAAATCC